ATCGTCCAAGCTCAGCTTCTGATCCGACAGCAACGGGGCAAGCGCTCCCACTGCCGGCAGCAGCAGTCCCGCAAGCTCTCCTGAAAGGTTTGCTGCTGTAAACGCGCCAAAAGGATAAATTAAAAATTTCATTCCTTTTAGTTCCGCTTCTTTTCCTTCGATTCGTCTGCTGTAATTGCACTGCACTATACACTACCCCTTTCCGAATCTGCGGTGTAAAGAATCCACTGCCTGTTTCCCGCTTTTCGTCCGAAATCGCTGTTTGGGGTCTTTGCCACCCACGCTTCTTCTGCGGAAAGAAGGACTTCCCCGTTTCTTTTCTTGATTAAAAGGGGGAAAGTCTGCAATTCTCCGTCCCGCAGGCGCTGTGCCAAATTATTTAAAATTTTGTTTGCCTTCACGCCGTACAGATTGGTAATCGTCACTTTGGAACAAGGATTCGGGTCAAGGGATGTTACAACCGCGCTGTCACAGCCCGAGGTTGGCGCTGCTTCTTCTGCCATGTCCTCTATGGTCAGAAAGGCATCGTCCGCATATCCAGTCAGGCTAAACGAACCAAACCCGATTAAAATATCTTTGCAGTTGTAAACTACAAATTCCTTCATATTTTACCTCCTTAATATTCTAACGTTCCGCGAACTTCAACAAAATGAACTGCGCCTGCCAGACGGGCGGTAAACTTGCAGCCTTTCAGCTGTCTGCTTGCCCGTTCTGCTTGAGTCAGCTCTCTTGCCAACGGTACGGTTACGGTAAATCCCGGAACAGCGTTGCCGTCCTCGTCATACTCGGTCGGCGAAATGCCACCCATCTTCTGTCCGCGCTTGAGTGCATAAATCATCTGGTTTTCCACCAGTGCAATGCCCCCATCCGTGTATGGGATTTTGGGATTGGTAACAAACAGATTGTAGATGCAGTTCTGCATGAAGGCTTTCAGCCACCACATAAACCGAACTGTATCAATCCATTCTCCGTTTACTGTTTTTCCTCCCTGCGTGATTGCCTTGCCGCCGTACTCGGTAAAGTAGGAGATATTCTTTTCTTGCAAAGTGCTCATCTGTGTAGCGGTAAGTTCTGCCACAGATACACCATGCAGGGATTTAAATGCCCATGTTTCACTACCCGGCTCAAAGGAAAGGCAGGAAACGGCAAACGCCACGTTCATGTACTTGTTTGCTTCTGTTTTGTTCGGGCTGTAAATTTCAAAGCTGTTCTGATAGGTGCTTGTTTTCAGGCTGCTTGCCTGCTCAACTGTGGTAAAGCAAGCCATCTTCTCGTGAGCTTCCGCCCACTTTGCAATGTCCTCATGCTTCGTTTTCTCAATCCCTGCCGGGCAAATTACAAACCACTCGGTGTTTGCCGATGCTCGCTCCAATGTATCGCTCAGTGCCTCTGGGGTTTCCAGTTTCTTTACATTAGCCGCTACAAAAATCTTGGACGGGTGAGGCTGCTGGGAAAACGCAACTGCCGCCGCATCGTAAACAGCTTCGCCCTCTACCCATCCTGCTGTTTTTACCCCCTCCAGAGAGGTGTAGACTCCGATTGCCTTGTAATCGTCCAGCTTTTTGGACGTCGGTTCTGGTCCGACAATCAGGATGCTTCCGAAGCCGGCGATTCCGGTTGCCGGAGCTGCAATCTGAATCTGGATATCAACAATATCGCTTAAATTAGTGCTCATTAAGCCTGTGCCTCCTTGCTATAGTTTACTTCTGCACTTTCAAACCAACCGCTTGTGTCAGCAGCTTGCTCGCTGGTGCCTCCCCCGCTCGGTGTCGGTACAGTGCTGTCCTGCCCTGCCGATGGTGTTGTACTGGAATGTCCATACACATCTTCCACAAAACTGATGGAAAACTCCTGCATTGCCCGATACTCATATTTTGCATCGTTGAGCAAAGCGCTGACATCCACCGTGCTTCCCTCCTCCTGCAAACAAATATCGTGCTCCTCTAAAAAATCCTGCCCGGCATCTGAGCCAAGGTAGCGGATAAACCTCTGGAGGTCGCTAACAGCTGTATTTCTGGGAGGAGGTGCGCTCATTCCGGGCTTTCCGACACCTTTTCTGCCGCTAGTATACAGGTTCAGGACAACCCGCCCTGTGCAGTAATACCGCTGGGAGATTTCTGTCTCTCCCGATTCGTCTGGGTGGAGAAAATGCGAAACGTCTGTTAATTTGAGGGCAACAAAAGGATAGGGAGGTTTGACTTGGTTGGTCTCACACCATCGGACGGTTGCCCCTGCAAAATATCGCCGCACCAACTCCTCCACCTTCAGCTGCGCTTCTTCTGTTGTCACACTCTCACCCCTTCCTGCTCTCCTGCCGGCAAAACTACCCATTGGCACTCCCAGTGCCCGATTGGAGTATGCTGCCACTGGGAAGCCTGCTCACATTCGTACCATTCCCCTTGATAATACAGGCGGTCCGCCGGGGTGCCTACTTGCTGGTTTACGGTATGTATCTCTGATTTCCCAAAACTTTTCACCCTGCGAAGGGAGCGTTCTCCCTCCGGCAAGGCTTCCAGTTCCCGAATATTCAGGGATTGGATGTTGAGCCGTACTGTAATATCCCGATATGGGTGGCATCCATCCTGGTCCGCCTTTCCGTAGCGGCGGATGGTGTACTGAGAAGAAAACATCAATCATACTCCCCTTTCTCGCAAACGGTATATGAGATACTGTCCCTCATCGTTCTGGTATCAATCAGCGGATGGTCGTGCCCCTTGCGCTTGATGGTAGAGGGTGCATTCGGGACAAACTGTCCTTCGTCAATGCGTTTTTGTACCTTTTTTTGCACATCGGTTCCTATCTCCCGAAAAGCCTGCTGCGCCTTTTCGTTTCCGCGCAGCACCTTCGCCGCTTCGGATACAGCCGCTTCCCTGATTTCTTCCTCATGTACCTGTACCGTCTGCGCAAAAAATGGGCGGGCGGGTATAGTGCTTGTGCCAAGCTCATTGTATAAAGCAATATCCACAAGGTCGGTTTGAGAGGAGGTCCCGTTATGCCGTTTTCCTTTCTTCCCTCGCTTTAATCCGACACGCACCTGTTTTTCGGACAGCTTTTGCAGCTCTTTCAAAAATCGCTTTCCCTGCGCAGTCACTTTGTCATGCCCTGTCATCTCAATCCCTCCGAACCATAATGGGGATAATTGTCTGTTTTAATCGCAGGTATTCCATCCCATAGGTTGTAAGGGAGAGGGAGGATTCTGCGCCGGCAACACCTGTGTTATTGCCAAAAGAAACAGAGGTCGCACCCTCCGTATAGGACACAACCCCTGTTCTATCAGCAATATTTCCAAATGCTCCCTCCGCACCCAATCCCGCCATCTTCATCCGGTGGGCCGCAAGGTAGGCTACTGCCTGCTCGTATGCCGCGCCAAAGGCGCTCTTGCTCACCAGCGGCTGGGTCAGGTCAAGCCAGGTCTGCAAAACCGTATCCTCCAGCTCCTCAAACTCAGGGGCGATGGTGCGCAGCAGTGTCAGCAGCTCCATAACGATTCCCCCCTTATTTTTTCGCGGCTCCCCTTTTGGCTTCTGCGTTGGAAGGCTCTCCGGCTGGAATTTCAGCAGGAGATGGTTTTTCAGTTGGAACCTCCGATGGAGTTACTTTTTCATCAGATTCCGCGTTCTTCCTTGCGACTTCTACCGCCCCACGGTCTTCCAGGAAGGAAACAATAGGATTGTTTTCATAGGCTTTCGGCAGCTCACCGCTTTCGCCTGGAAGCAGCATCATACTGCCCAGGTGGATAATCTTGCCGCTTTTGTTGGTGATGATATTCATCTATGTTTCCTCCTTATACGCCTACCGCGATGATGGCGGAGAGCGGGTAGTAGATCATGGCGCCAACCACGCGGGATTCGCATGGGATAACGACTTCCAGGTTACGATTCTGGGCCGGATGCTGATAAAACGGCATCGGGACCTCGATGGAAAGCTTGTCCTGATCTTTGGTGTACAGCAGAGCCACGCCTTTGCCGTCGGTTTTGGCTGCGTAGGGATTGGTGTCGGTCGCGGTGGAGTTGAGCTCCGCGCAGGAAACAATCTGGATACCGTTGAGGTTATCCTGCAGATATTTGAGCGCCGAGGTGGCGGTCTCTGGGATGCGTTTGAGGCTCAGCTTAGTGTAGGTGTCGGATGGGATTGCCAGAGTATCCGGATGCTCTGTGTTCTGGGTTGCGAGGTTGACCTGCGCCAGCATACCAGAGA